ATTGTTTAAAACCAGGTCAAGCAATTGACTGGATTATGAATAACGGAAACAGTTGGGTTAGATTAGAAAGTCATCTCGGCCAAGAGATTCAACTCAATAAAAATATAATCAAATCGATTATGCAAGACGACCTTTCGATTTAACAACTCCTTAATAAAAAATTAATTATAAATTAATTGTAAAATAACAAAAACTAGAAGACCGAAGGTTAAATATTATTGTCCAATACGATAAGGAGGACATGTGCGATATTTACTTTTAATTCTTCTCATACCGATGTCTGCGTTCGCAGGTCCATACATCGAATACAAACACGAATACGAAATGCGTGACTGGCGTTACACAAAAGATGTGAACCATTTGCGTGTTGGCTACAAGACAGACAATAATTTGTATTTTGAAATCGGTCCTATGACTGATGGATACAGCCACGAAGCTGGATACAAATTCAAAGTTAACAAATTCACTTTCAAAGGGAAACTCGAAACGAAAGACACGGATCTTTCTCTTCCCAAATCAAAACTTGAAACTGAAATAAGGTACTCTTTCTGATGGATATAATGACTCTTGTGTGGACCACGCTTGGGTTTGGTCTGGCTTCTTACTCCGTTCTTGCGAACGATTCAATTCAAACTCTTGGTACTTGGATGGCGAGTAATCGTCAGGTCAAGTGGCAATATCTATGGGCAGGTGCTTCCACGGTATTAGTATTTGCCCTCTGGTACGGCTGGGGAATGTACGGTGATATATCATACGGTCGACTCGATAAGATTCCCTATGTGGAACCTCAGTGGTATCATGCCGCTGCTCCTGCAATTCTTTTATTATTGACACGAATTGGTGTTCCTGTTTCTACATCGTTCCTGGTCCTCTCTGCATTTGCAAGTACTTTTGTTTTAGAAAAAATGCTGATCAAATCATTTGCGGGATATGGTGTGGCCGCAGTGAGTGCATACGCATTGTGGGCAATCATTTCAAAGTATATGAATAAGATTGAACTGTCAGGTAGTGACACGTTCTGGAGAACAGCTCAGTGGCTCGTCACTGGATGGTTATGGTGGACTTGGTTGTCACATGACATGGCAAACATTGCAGTGTTCCTACCACGTGAACTCGAATGGTTCCATATTGCTGCGATTTCTTTAATCTTCGTAATTGGACTTGGATTTATGTTTGGCGAACAAGGTGGAAAGATTCAGACAATCGTAAGACAAAAATCAAGTACACAATATGTTAAGAGTGCAACGCTCATTGATCTTGTCTATTTGATCATTCTCTTTTACTTCAAGCAATATAACAACATTCCAATGTCAACTACTTGGGTATTCATTGGTCTACTATCAGGCAGAGAACTAGCGATCCAGACATTTGCTCATGCAGTGCCCGAAAAGGCATATCCTATCATTGCTAAGGATTTTGGCAAATTGATGATTGGTGTGGCCGCAAGCCTTGGTATTATTGTCGGCATTCATACCTTCGCATAACCTTAATATTTCTACATTCCTTAATCTTATTTTAACAAAACTGAAGTAATTTTTCTTGTGTGGGGCCGATCATAAATAGTTATGTGTTTAAAATATAGAGATTATTGTGAAAGATTTTAGTAAAGAATGGGCCGAGAAACACCACGGCAGTAAACTGCAAGGCAGACACGCTCCTACCGAAGAGCAGATGATCGAATTTTTTGAAGAAGACCCCGGTGATATTTGGATTAATTCATTCGGGGGCTGTCGGTCAAATTGGATCGAAGGTGCCTTAAGAAAAAAATATAACACCCAAACAAAATTCTATGATCTAAAAGGATGCCACTACGTTAGACCATTACCTGTCGAAGTAGATATGGGTGTATTTTGTTACGTAGAAGATGTGGGCATTGCTCTAAGCTGTATTGATCGTAAACTAGCCACAGGATGGCATGTTTATGAGAAGTTGGTTCCGCCGAGCGAATATAAAAAGATGCGTTATGATGTAGGTCATTGGTTAAATTTGATATCAATGCAAATAGATGCCTGGGCGTCTAACCCTCATTTCCCCACACTTATCTTAAATACTGATAAACTCAACGACGAAGATGCTCATGCTGCATTTGAAATTTTATTTGATGTACCTGGTGAGCTCAAACCATTCAAGAAGAGAGCAACACAAGAACTTGCCGATTGGGTCAAACCTCATGCAGCTAAGATCAAAAGAATCAATAATAAGCTTGCGAACCTACCGGATTTTGAGATTAGGGTCCCAAAGCACACCTTGATCCAACGCGCGGATATGTTACATCCATAAATTTCCATAATTTTTTCATATTTTTTGTTGACAAGCGGCCTTATATAAGATATAATGCCCATTCAAATTAAGAGACTAAAAATATGATCAATCGCGTAGATTGTGGCTACTCTGAGGATGGTAAACTTACCCTTCGGCTATTCACCGAATCGGGTGGCCTAGTAGGAGTGGCAAAGACAGTTCAGGCTGCAAAATATATCTTTGATACCTACGGTGGCCCCGCTTCCACCATTTTGGGAGATATACCTGATACACATGCTCATTTCTGGTCGGAGGTATGTGACGCACTATGAAGCCTTTCAGAACATTTTTGTACCACATGTGGGCCCTTCACAAAGAAGAGATAGAAATCGAGTGTGGTACCATGCCCCAATATGATTTCAAAACCTATTGGGTTCGTAATGAGAAATTTTTGAAGGATGTCTATCGTGAACGTATTCGTACTAGATGAAGACCCAGTAGAAGCAGCAGAACAACAATGTGACAAACACATCCCAAAAATGGTGGTAGAGTCAGGTCAAATGCTCTCTACGGCCCATCGTATGCTGGATGGTGAGCGTCGACAGGAGCGTAATAAAAATGGTAGGATGGTTACCATATATGAGCTCCCCGATCATCGTGAGTGGATACTCTATAAGGCTGTACACTACAACCATCCGTGTACGGTATGGACACGGGCGTCGGACTTAAACTATCGTTGGCATTACCGCCACTTCAAAGCTTTGTGTGATGAATATACCTATCGGTATGGTAAAGAACATCTCACAGACAGAAGGCTACGAGAAGCTCTCGCACAACCACCCATCAATATTCCTCGTTTTGGTAAACGAACTCCATTCCCACTAGCCATGGGATCTAACCCCGAATGTATGTACCCAGAAGACCCTGTCAAATCGTATCGTCTATTCTATCAGACCAAGCAAGATCGGTTCAAAATGGAATGGAAAACACGACCCGTGCCGGAATGGTTTAATTATAAAAAAAGTGTTGACAATCCTGTAGCTGCGTGATATAATGTTTACATAATGAATAAGGCTGACCGTACTATGAACGAAAGAAGAAGACAGACAAGACCAATGATCCCCAGCTATGATCGACGAAAGAAACCACTTCCGGTATATCATACAACTGATATCGAAGATACTACTTATTTTGGTCTCAAAGCTTTGATGTTCACAGTTTGGGGCTTTATTTCTATCGTCGCGTTATTAGAGATTCTTTACTAATATGTCTTTTGAAGTTCAATTCTTTATCATGGCAATCGTTTTTACCGGCATGGGTTGGTATTTCGGTTGCGAATGGATGGCAAAAAGAATGGCCCAGCTCACCGTCGATGCCCTTATTGATGATGGTTATTTAAAATATCGACTCGACAACAATGGTGAGGTCGAGATCATGAAATGGAATGAGGAATATCCAGGTGAGTAAAATAGGTGATTGGGTACTGACCATGCAAGAAGACGCACTCGAAATGACTCGAGCTGAGTTCATCAAAAAGCATGGTGAGTACAACGTACACATTTGGGAGTATATGCATGACCTATAAGGAAGAACTTCGACTAAATTTCTGGAAGGGAGTCATCGTAGGTGAACTTTCGATGCTTGCCTTTCTCTTTCTTTTCTGGATGTTGTTATGAGCAAGATCTGGACAATCTGGAAGTACGCCCTTGGCGGTTTCTCGGACGATAAGACCGAACCGTATGACAATTACGTAGCCCTACTACGGACAATTATTGTCGGGGTGAACTTCTTGACGTGTTTCTTCATTATGGCCAACGTGGTTCATAATTGGTAAAAAATTTAATTTTTTTTAAAAGTGTTGACAAATTTAAAATCATTTGATATAATGTGTTTTGAATTTGATTAGGATTTTGTTATGAAAAACGTTTGTATACCCATATCCGAGCTTCAGAAGACTGGGTTCACCGAAGAACACATGTTAGAGTGTCAGTTCTTTATTGATTCATCTGGTCGACACAAAAACAAAGAGCTATTTGACGAGACATATCTTATTGAGAAGTATGGTATCGTATATGATGGTATCGTAACACTCTCGTTCGATGATATCGAACCAGAACGCCTTCCTGGTTCTCAGGATTTCCGTGCTCACGCTAATGTAGATCTGCCGAAGATTGTTGCAGATATCCAGAGAGATGGCTTTGACCTTCACACAATTCCACCTGCTGTATTCGAAGTGGATGACAAATATTACTACATCAATGGACGTACCCGTCGCGAGATCTTACTAGAGCGTCTTGGTCGACCCATTGAGAATTGTATCTTTGCCGTTTACCATATCGTTGACAAGAGTAAAGCCTGGGGTGTTTTTGGTGCTCCATTCAATAATGTTGGTCAACGAACTCAAGGTATGAACAGTAAGGAAGACAACAAAAAGGTTATTTTAAATAATCTACCCTTAGTATTCAAATACGCAAAACAGAACCTTGAAGAGTTTGGTAAGAATGCAGAACGAGATAAGAACAAGTATTCTGACATCATGGCTGGTGTGAAAAAGACTTGTAACGAAATCTTGCTCTGGAGACCAATCCCAGCTGTACTTCGTGAAATCACTACAGCCATCTTTGAGAAGTGTGGTGTACCATCAAATGTTATCTTCACCACTGGTGAGGATGGTGTGATAGATTATGTTCGAAATGAAATAAATCTGAATGAATCGAATTACACGATCATGGCCAATACAATCGAATTGACGCAATTGATGAAGAAACTTTCACCCGAGGTTCTGGCCAAGCATGAAGGTAAGAAAATCGGTGTTGTTCTCTATCAAAAAGATTACACTACTCGGTACAATACCAAGTTACTCAACGCGCTCACATATTGGAGACAGCTCGACGCATATAAAAAGGCTTGGAATGTGAAGCTACCCGAGAATGTAGAAATTCTTGGTATCGTGCCTCAGATTCGTGAAGAAAAAGAGGTCTTTCCAATGGATCAGCTCATCACACGTGAGAAGGCTGAACAATATCTTGACTTAATTGGTGTCTAAATGAACGAGATGTTTTGCACGACAAGTGTTTTTACAGAATCGGCTACTCTGTCTGATTCAATTAAGGAGTCTGCATTTGAATACTTTGATGAGCTAGAAGAGACAATTTTCTACTCTAAAAAGTTTTTTGAAGACATCGAAAAGAATGGATTGCCAGAACCAGAGGTCGTGAACCTATTTGAAAAGATTACGAATCTCAATCAGGCTTTGGTCTATTCATTCATACACAAGGATGACGGAATAGCCTATTTCGGTGAAACTGGTAATGGTAACCAACGTCTTCGCCAACACATGGCTCAAATCGAAACTGGTAAGGCATCGTCTGATTTTATTGAAGGACTTTTGTCATATGACGATAATCCAAATAACTGGCAAGCCTGGGTTTGGAGAACACCAAACAAACTTGCTGCGCAGGTATTAGAAAGAATGCTGATTAACTACATACCCACAATGTTCAATTCAGCTGAACACGGAGGCATATAAGTTTGAATGCATACATCGTAAGAGCTTATCAAGAAGAAACTCTCAAGGCAGAGTATATCTTCGAAACACTGAAATCGGCAATGATCTTTGCCACAAAAATGGCTGGAAACGGCTACTTAATTAACTTTGTTAGAAAACCTTTGGAGGACTTATAATGTCAGGTATCATCATCCCATCTAGCCCAGAAGATCGAAAGCGAATCAAAGATTGCATGCAAGAGGTCTCAAATGCGTTCACACGTGTCGAGGCTGAGAAGGACTTTGTAAAAGAGGCAATCCAGTCTCTATCTGAGGAAGTTGATATTCCTAAGAAGGTCCTGAATAAAATGGCTCGTGTATTCCACAAGCAGAATCTACCCGAATTGGTAGGTGACGTTGAAGATGTCGAAGCTCTCTATGAGAGTGTGATGTCGGCATAAATCGCAGACAAAAAAAGAGGGCCCCGAAGGGCCCTCAAAGTCGTGGACAAGTTTATCTTGTCTTCTTATTCTAATCTTAGAACAAGTTGGCAATAGCCACTCGACGATAGTACTCGTTAGTGTTAGCACCGAGTCCACCATTACCGACAGCTGCACCGCCAGCGAATGGGTTAGAAACCATACCATATCGAGTCTTAAAGCCGATCTTAGGCTGGAAGCTATTCTCACCAATTGCACGTACCATCTGAAGAGGAACGTATGGGCAGTAGAATACACCTGAATCGAATGCAGATGAACCCTTATAGCCTACAACCAAGTAGTTAGAACCAGCATATGGATCGATGTATACACGGAAACGACCATTCAATACACCAGCGAATGTGTTACCTGTGTCATCTACTGCAAGAGCGTTTCCGTTCAATGCAGGAGTGTAATCCAACATACCAGCCATCTGAAGAGCAGAAGCAACATCTGAAGAACAGATGACTACATTACCCTTACCGCGACGAGTTGCCTTAGCGATAGCATTAGCTTCTTGTTCGATTTGGAACATCAAGCCCTTGAACTTCTCTACTGACCAACGACCGTTAGCATCAACGTCCAGGTCGAAAGTGCCAGGAGTAGCAGTACCAGTAGCACCACCTTTAGCAGCAGTATAAATTGTACGAACAACTTCACGGTTGATTTCCGCGAGGATCTCACCCTGAAGGATGTTAGCCAATTCTGTTTCAGCGTCCAGACCATGAACAGCCTTGAGGTCCTGAGCCAATTCAGTAGTGTATTCTGCTTTCAGAGCACGGCTCTTGGCAGTAACACTAACTTTCTCGATTGAGAAAGACATCTGATTGATATCACTAGCACCAGTACGACCTTCTTGAGTAGCAGTATCAGTACCTGCGTCATAAGAAGTGTAATCAGCTGAATCATGAGTATCGCCACCTGTACCAGAGAACGAAGTATTAGCTTCAGCGTATCCAGCTTCAGCACCCGTATCGGGGGCACCATACTTGGAACGCATTGCGAAGATAAGACCCGTAGGACCAGTCATAGGTTGAACACCACAGATGTCATAAGCCATCATGTTAGGCATAGCACGACGTACCAATGAAATCAGTACAGGATCGTAACCAGCAACAGGTGAAGCACCAGTTGATCCGAAACCAGGATTGCTAGTACCAGCTGGATCAGTGTTCATATTAGGTGCAGCTTCTGACAGCAATGATGTCATGTTTGCAGAAAGATCACCTGTTTCAGCAAGTGCACGTTCTGTGTTTTCCAGAATCGTTGCAGTTACTGCGCGACGATGATTATCTTCAATCGGTGAAAAAGATTCGTGCTCTAAGATTGGCCCCCACTTTTCCACAAGTTTTTGATAGTTTGACATGTATCTATCTCCTTGTTAAAATTGTTATAAATGTTACTATGAAAATTATTTATAAAAACCTAATTTTATCATCACTTATTGTTTGTTTTTTCTTGCGTTGAGTGCCTCGACAAGAGCGTTCACAGAAGTGTAATCAGAAGCAGGTGCCGGGGTAGGCGCAGCCTCTTCGGTGATCACAGCTTCTTCTTCATCACCATGAACATCAGTCTGAGCAGGAGCTTCTGCAAAGAAAGATTCTTTAATGACCTTAAGATTATGGGTATATTCTTCGAGGTCTTTATTGTTTAGGTTCGCCGAAAGAATTTTAAAACGTTCAACTTCGAGTTCAGTCAATCCTTCAACGATGTTCTCAAAAACAATTTCTGCATTGAGGTCATCGATTTGGCTCTGAAGCTCGATGTTCTTGTTTACCAATTCATTGGAAGATTCTTTCAAACCTTGAACCTCAGCTTCAAGATCAGCAACTACGTCATGAGTTTCCTCATCGATTTCGACGTTGTGTGACTCGAAGAGAGACTTGAGGCCTTCCATGAATGACTCAGCCATTTCAACCTTGATACCGGTCTCAACAGCAATTTCATTCTCTTCCATCCATTGCTCAACTACGTAATCGAGATACTTATCAAGATTCTCGACGATCTGTGCTACCTCTGTCTCCATCTGAGATTCTTTCTCAGACTGAAGAGATTCGGTCAGATCAGCAGTCATTTCCGCAACCTTCTTTTCGACTTGCTCATTAACAGCTGCTTCGAAAACAACCGTTACCTTATTTTTGAACTCATCAGAGAGGTCTTCGCCTTCGAACAGAGAAGCAACAGAAGTTTCAACTTCAACAACTTCCTCTACGATTTCATCTGTAGATTCAGTGGCTTCTTCAACCTGCACAGGCGTTTCTTCTGTCGCTACTTCAAGAGCAACTTCTTGCTCTTCGATAGCAACTTGATTTTCGTCTGCCATGTGATTCTCCTTTTATTAAATTATAAATTAATTGCAAAAAGTATTATCTATTTATATAAACTAATTTTTTAGTCCTGAAATGAATTTTTCAAGCAGTCTAGCTGCATCTGATTCATCTATTCTTTTCACAACCTTCCTATACTGCTTTTCAACTTCTTCGACAACCTCTTCAAGTACTTCTTCGATAGGTTGTTGAGCAACCCAATGACCAGACGCGATGTCGTAGTAGTATTCAACATTCTCCATCACACCATTCACAAACGCATTCGGTGCTGAAGGATCAGTAACAATATCTACCGTGGATAAATGAAAGTCATCTTGTACTTCCATTGCACCACCGTTGCCAGCCTTAACAGAACCAAGGCCGCGAGTAGAAACACCAATCTTAACCCCTTCATCGATGAAAGTCTTTACGATTTCACCCATAGGAGTTGAGAGGATTTTTGCCTTACCAGTGAAATCAGAGCCACTTTGGCTCATTTCAGTGATAAGATGTGATACACGATCACCATTAATTGTAGGACCATCGGGATGACCTAATTCACCAAGGGCTCTCTTAGGTTCGATATATTCTTTGATATATCGCTTCATTTCCTTTTCAAGAACCTTGGCAGGATAAATTCTACCGTTGCGATTTTTGATATCACCTTGCATGAAGGTACCTTCAATGAAATAGGACTTCTTGCCGCTTTCTTCATTGGCTTCGGTGACGATCTCGCACTCTTCTGTGATTTCTGTAATTAGTCGCATTTGTTAAACCCTTTGTTTAAGAATTATTTATAATTAAATTTTTTTATACCCGGTACGCTATTTGAACAGCAAGAGCGCCGGCTCCAGACACTGCAACCGTGTCCGTGTAATCTTTTTCTACGATACAAACATCACCTGATTTCAAGGTAAAAGTGCCATTTACTGTCCCGGCAATTGTGACCACCACATCAGCTGCATTAACTGTAGGATTATACAAACGAACCAACCGAGCATTTCCAACAGGATCTGCCGTGGTCAAGACTCCTTCAGCTCCAATAGGTCTTATATACTTACCAGCCATTTCTTAATCCCTTTCGTCTTCTGCGTCCCAGTTCTTATCGATATAATCGTAGAATTCTTTCTCTTTATCACCCTTCAATTCCGCGGGAGATTTTACACCGAATCTCTTGAGAGCTGCTTTAAAAAATGCCTGATATTTTTTCTGCTTTTCAGATTCTTCGTCTTTTGCACTCATGGCAGCTTCGAAAAGAGAATCTAAATCTTCTTCAGTCTCCTCACCCATTGATTGCATTTCACCCTGGGCATATGAATAGAGAGTTTTGATCTCACCGTGAACAGTAGCTAATTTGTTTTGATACCATTCTTCTGGATCACCAGCCTCTTTAATATAATCCGCGATCTCATCAGCAGCATAAGAAATGAATGAAAGTTGTTTTTCCATCATTGGAATTTCTTCGGCAGCATTTTCATCCATATGAGTAATGATCTGGTCTGTCATCGTCTCAACAACCTTCTTCTCTTGCTTCATTTTAGAATAGAGAAGTGCCTTGAGTTTTTCTCTGAACTCTTTACGGCGGCCATCGAGTTTACCAGTCTCTTCTTTCATAGGCTTCACGGGCTCTGTTCGTACATAAGAAGTGTCGTATGTCTCTTCACTTCCACCATCTGCACGACGAGGAGTTCGATCTACCGTACCCTTGAATACATGCTCTTGAGGGATCACGTAGTCTATGATCTCGGTATTATCTGTGTGTAATGCCTTAAATCTTTTCTCTTCTTCTGGCTTTGGCTGATCCATTTCACTCAGAAGCTTTTTTAAAGATTTCATGCTTTCTCCTAAAAAATTCGTTATAGAATATATTTATAATTTTTATTAAATTCGTGCGATGTACTGATTCTTCTTCAGGTTATCGCTTAATTTCTTACCGGTCGTTCCAGTATTCTGGTGATCTGCAAGTAATTCTTCCCATACTGCCGGTGCAACTCTATCTGCAATAGCAGCCAAATCTACATCTGTAATATTTGCCTCGAGGCTTTCTACTCGAATCAAATCGACAATATTCGATCTCGTTAATGATACCGAAACACCCTGAGCAAATAAGAAGGGGTTTTCACCAACTTCTCTAGTATATAAATTACCTAAAATAGATAACGTATAAGCCTTTGTATCGACAAACGGCTGGATTCTCCATCCATTCTCTAAGAAGAATGTAGCACCGACCGAGGTATCCGCTGAAATTTCTTCACCACCAATCACACTAATGGCTCTAGGCCATACAGTTGCATGAGGAGCTTCTTGGGAATATAAATTCCACTCTTTCCATGCAGAATATATGTCAGTTTTTACATCTAATTCTGTTACCTCTGGAGCAACGTATATAATACGCTCGGGTCCTGAGAATGTAACTTTCTGGAAAGGAGCGCCACCTTCTGAACGAGGAGCCCATCTCCACCAATTATTGTAATTGTAAATGAGTTGCATTATTGCAGCCTTTCACGCCAGAAGATATTCCAATTCGTTATTGAATTTTCTTCTACTGGGCCTGAATCGCCATCTTCGTCTTCATTCTCATTTTCTAACCAATGAATCATGAACGTCCAAGCTGCTCTTGGTGGTGGATTACCATAGAGAGATATTAAATCTGGACCAAGATCTTCAGCAGCATCTAAGCCTAAATCTGTATCCCATTGCAAGGCTTTCAATGATGTCCAATAATCTTTTGCAATAGTTGATGTTCCTGAACCAGTAATATTACCAGCACCACCAGTGTCTGTTGTAAATGCACCAGTAGTAAGACCAGTATCAAGCGCAGATACAGTAGCATTAGCACCTGCGGCTGTTTCTAATCCTCGACCACAAATTACCAACGTACCTGGATTGCCTGAAACAGCAACAACAGTTCCAAGACCACCAAGGGCCTGGCCTGTGGCTGTGAAGATTTCGCCCGGAGCATTAATTGTAGCACCAACACGAGTATAATCCGTATCAGCTACGGTGATTACTTGATATTGGACTCCGCCAATCATTTCTTCTGCAAGAATTGCAGTTCCAGTTACATCTATCTTCATAATACCACAGGTTGCGCCTGCAGCTGGGCCACTAGTTACTGTTAATGTAGTTCCAATTTGAAGATTATTACAATCATCTACATCTATTGTTCTTGCAAGACGATCGTCATCAATATCGGCTTGTGAATTATACAACCAAGCTCTACTCCTATCAATGTATGATAAGAAGTACCAATCAGCCGGATTGTCTACTCTATCCAATGATCCATAACCAGCCCCGCCAGTGATCTTAATCGTATTTGTAGTAGCAGTACTAAAGACACTTTGTATATCCGTGCCACCACCGTCTTGTCTCAATACAATAGGTTGCTTATCCCAAAAGAAATGACGATCTGATAAACCAAAATCTCCATATAAAGGGTGTTTACCAACCTCAATCATAACTCGGTTTACACCAGTTCCATATCGATCGTTTGAAGCCGTGAATGCATCTATTGGTTGCAAATATCTTGCAATACTTTGATCAGAAGTATTCTTTACAGTTCCATATTGGAAGTTGTCTGAAAACTTATCAAATTCAAAGCTATCATTGCCATTGACAACAAATCTACCAATTTCAATAACGTGAGCTAAATGATCCCCCTCAACATCAAGATCTACTGTTGGTACACTTGGTCTTTCGTCTTCGAGTTCGTAGCCGCGCATAACACAACCATAGAACGCTCGGATTTCGGCTACGCGAGGAGCGTTATCTCTGATTCGATGATTACTAAGCTGGAACGTAAGAGGTTGGTATACAGTATGATTCTCGTCGCCGTTGAGTAAGAATTGCTGAGGACTCATCGTACCGACATATTGAGTCGACGACGCACTACTATAAGTACCCGTTCTTAACAATGCTGGCCAATTGGTTGACCCACTACGCGTTTGTTTTGTTCTCCAATAAGGCTGAAGATGAGGTCTTCCCCATATTTTTCCGTTGAAATCTAATGAAACCTGCTGAGCAGATTTTAAAGGATCTGATTTTTGTTCTGCGATTACAGATCCACCGTAAGCAAAAAATTGTGAAACACTTCCAGTGGAGGCGGTATTAGTCATTGCCCAACAAATAGGACGTGAAGGATTGGCGAGAGGGTTATGATTTTGTGTCATCACACCTTCTGCACCATTACCATGATACATTTCGTGGCACACAATACGTTCACCGTTATAGTACACACCCCAACGTGTACGTCCACCACCAATATACTGATAGTCAATCCAATATGCATTGATCTTAGTCACATCAAGTTCCATACCAGATGGATTCGTAGCACCAGATGTTCCGAGTAGTGTATCTTTATTCCAATCTTTTTGAAGGATCGCGTGATTGACGACAGATCCACCTACACTATATCGATGAACAATACGAAGTGCTGTACCAGGTCCAGGCGTTACAGCCCCCATCATTGTATTACCTGGGTTATCGTCAGATCCATTAATTTGGAAAAGATAGCCGTCGAATGGATCAAATGCACCCCATAATCTTATGACATTTTGTTTTCCAGCATCACCAGATCTTGCTGCCATGATGTATAGGTTCGAACCACCATCTTCAAACGAATGATAGAGATTAGACGAATGAGTAACTCGATCACCGGGTGTTGTACCTACAGTAAGAGCAACACCTCGAGTAGATGAGTCCCATTCATTAGAGGCATCCGCGCCGCCTTCAACTGATTGTGTGAATTCGTTTGAGAGCGCGCTTTTTGAAAAATCGTACGAAGCAAGTAATGCACCATCATTTACCCTTAGTGCACCAGTACCGGTAATCTGCGGAGGTCCTTCAGAAAATGTAGTTTTTCCTGCGCCGAATCTGTCAATATCCCAGCCATATTCTGGATTGTCATAACCCATAATATTTTGAGCGTTGATATAAATTTCTTCGACATCTTGAATTTCTGCAATTTTTGTGACACCGTCTTCATCGATAATATCAGCACCAATAACAAAAGCAGCATTTTTATATTTTGCAGTCTTATTGAAATGAATTTCTAGGATGCCAGACGTAGAACTTAGTGGTACATGTCCGTGTACATGAAAAGGTGTTTTCGAGGGAGATTCAATACCTATAATCATATTGGCAAAATAGAATTCACCAATATCCCAGGCATAATTTTCTACGACTGCGTTATTATAGAATAATTGAGCCGTGTGGATTACCTTTACGCGTTTTCCTGTACTATCTGGTGGAACTCTGAGATATGTCTTCTCACCTGCCATTTGCTACTTTCCTATTAGTCTAAATCTACGTAAAGTTTTGATAACTCTTGCCTAACGAGATTATAATGTCTCACAATCTCCATAGGATTTAATTCTTCTAGTCCTTCGGTAGTACCTGCTACAACAAGGACCTTATTGATCACATTTTCGAAATATTGGATTGACTCATCCAATGCTTGTTTTTTCTCTTGATCTGTCATCTTATTAACCTCATATTAAAATCAAAATGGGGGGCCCAAATGGACCCCCTGTTCATTATTATTTATAGTGTTACTCTGGGTCGGTGAAGTTTCTTTCCAACGGAGCAACAAGTGAGATAGCACCACCAGCCTCGGTAATAGTACCAGTCTGGAGTACATATTGGCCTGTCTCAAGTCCGATTGCCACAACCGTTACAGGAACGTCAGTACCACCTGTTCGTCCATTGGTCGTGTCAGCGTCGAAGGCGTAGTTGAATTCATACACGCCATTGGTCACACTAGATACCTGATTACTGATATCTGAACCAACGTCACTTTCAACACCATTTACAACTCTTTGAAGCTGCAATGCGCCTGTTGTACCGAAGTCGTTACCAGCCTGTGCACCTACACCAGTAGTATAGTATGCATAGAATACAGCATCAGCATCAGTAGTAAGGTTAGTATTAAAGTTAATAGAAACCGTTACAACAATTGGTGATCTGTGAGCTGTAGATCGAGCACCACCATCATATGTTACAGATAATGCTTCATTATACTGAATGTTGTTAACGTCAGCAGCAGCAATATCATCAACCATTACAGCTGAAGGAACATCTCCATCACGGTAAGTGTTCAACGTAGAACCTACGAAGAATACCAGAGGATCTGCAATATCACCACGTCGAACTGAACCTGCACTACCTGAGGTACCAATATTCAGGTCGTTAATGTTACCAGTCTGTCGCAACAAGTACTGAGCATATTCATAAAGAACCTCTTTGGTAGCTCCAGGCGCATCAGTTGCACCAGGCGCATTACCATCGATTTCAATAGTATATGCAGACCAGATACCATCAGTAGGACCAGAAAGTGTCGCCGAAGCATCTTCTTCGATGTTTCTTTGGCCACCATAAGCACCGATTGCAGAATCCACTGAACCATAAAGAACAGCTGGATCCCAATAGGTCCAGGTAATACCAGACGAATCAGCAGCAACGTTTGCACCAGAGGAGGTTCCAGCTATATCAGCATAATACCAACGAGGACCACCGACCGCGGTTTCTGAGTTACCAACATCGAATACAACATCACCAGCAGCATAGGCTGTAGCATCAGCATAATCGCCTCTCAGTACAACATCAAGAGTTGTTGTAACAGGGTTGACCATGTACTTAACAGTAATATCATTGGTATAACCAAGCTGTGTAGTACCAGTTGATGCAGAACCTGTATCACCAGAAGAAATGGTGAATTCGGTATCACTAACCTTCGAAAGAATTGTATATACCTTACCAGTTGCACCACCAAAGTTTGCAACACCAGTATTTACGATGAATACCGGAGCACCTGTATAAAGACCGTGATCAACAGAGGTTTGAACTGTAATTGTCGTTCCATCACCAGAGATCGAAGAGATTGCCGCTGTGGTAAATGCATTATCATTAGTTGTATTAATATTCAAATCGTCAGCATTTGTGAGAGGGAATCTGTATACAATATATGTCAACTGACTAACACCGATGTCGGTCAAGTCAGCGTCAGCATATGTCGACTTTCGAGTACGCACGAAGATCTTAAAGTAATCATCTCGTACATATCCTACCAGTGTACCAGTAGTTGATGCATCACTTGTAGCCGTGACCAATGTTTCTGATACCTCAATTTCATTGGCACTAGGTACAGAACGTACAGTTACATATTGGTTATTACCAGCTGCAGTAGCACCGGTGATCTTAACCAAATCACCAACGTTGAAAGAATGAGCCGTATTGAAATCAATAATTTTTGTAGCGTTATCGAAATCAACAGTAGCTGTAAGTGTTACAGTACCAACATCACCGATGAAGTCATCAGCACGGGTGTCACCGTAATCAGTATTACCATACCATTGTACAGCCTGGTTTACAGCACCAGCATATGATGTATTTACAGGAGTAGCGTTTGTTCCACTATCCTGTACATAGTAAGTTTGGTCAGCTGCGGTTAACGCTCCCAAGGTTACAGCGCCGAAGTATCGTCGAGATACCCCACCACCAGCACCAACTTCTGACCATCCAGCAGTACGAATCATTTCACGAGTAGTGTAAATATCACCAGCTTGATATACAGCATTACGATAGATTGAAATCGTTGCCGTATCAGCACCAGCCGTACCAGGGAGAGGTGACCCTTCTAACGTAAGTGTACCACCTGAAGCTGATTTAACCCTGTAATAACCATCGTTATCAGTAGAACCTGATACAACAACGTAGTCTGCATCAGTGAAGCCAGCAGCAGCAAAATCGATATCGGCTGCAGAGGTAATTGTATCATCAGTCGCAATTGCGAATGTGATGTCACTTGCTGATGTAGTTCCTACCAATTCACCATCAGCTGGTTTCCAGCCATTTTGGAATTCGAACTGTTCGTTCGTGATAGATAGCATAGGGAAAGGATACTGGGGAAGATTGCTGTCTTCTTTCCACACATCCTTGAAGAATGAATAAAGTGCCTGACCTGTAACACCAGATCCGGCAGCCGCAAAGTTTTGTGCGCCTTTGAAATAGAAAATCTTATTGACTGCGTCTAACCAGATTTCATCTGATTGAAAAAAACCACTGGCAGCCTCGGTATTATCCAAAGGTTGCTCAGGTGTGCCTCCCACAGTCTTAAGCTTATCTAGGTCAACATACGTTTGCGCCGTATTAATAGTTGCCATGTATTTCTCCTAGATTGTTAGGGTTTAAAATAATCACTTCCACATAATCTAGTACGTTAATAAAAAACAAATTATTCAATATTTATAAAAAAAGAGACCTAGTTAGGGGTCACTAAAGTTTCTATCAAATCTTTGTTGCACTGGAATGGATGAATCACTGTTTTCCAAAGACAGTCCAGTCAGACTTATATATTCATATTCATTATTTAGAATAGCAATAAAGATGGGTACATCTGAACCACTTGTAGGTGCATCTTGATATACCCACGAGAAGGTAAAGGTATTATTATCGGTAGATCCGGTGATGGTAACAGTCCCATCTCCATTATCAGGTGATGTACCAACTCCACCAGTCATATCTTCAATGCCAGCAATTGCCGATGAATCTGCCGTTTTGAATATTCTCACCTCGGTTCCATCTTTCATTCCGGTCAGAGCAAATGTTCTTGTCGTCGGGGGTTCTACGCTATTACCTTGATCATCAATAAGTGTATAAAGGTTTGTTGCAGAGAAATTTGTGACCAACACACCACGAGCACCAAAGAATCGACCACCAGCAAAGTTACCAAAAGGTGTTGCTTTCTTAGGCTGAACGATTTCAATGCTGCTAATATTATTAATTGAATTACCACCA